GAGGAAGTTGCTTCCTTTATAATTTCTCCAACCTGAAATGTTCCTACTTTTCCATCATAGGTGCAATTACCACAACCAAGATTTATGGTAGTCCAGTCACTNTTATCGATCCATCCTGTATCAGCAATNAAACTACCCTTTGTAATAATCCATTCAGTTCCAGTACAAATCAATTCAATTTTCTGATATTTTTCAATTAGAAATATTTGTGCGAGTCCATTGATAGTTTCAGCACCACTACCATCAATTGTTATTGCGCTATTCGTATCATCAAGTTTTATAAACTCAAGTTTTATATTTGTATATGCCATAGATACGGCAGGAAGAACTAATCGTATTCCATTAGTTCCAGCCGTACAACCATAAGAGGTGTACCCTGTTGGTGCAAGAGTAGCACTTGCATTTACAGCGCTATACTGCCAAGTAACACGCCCAACATCCTCTTTGTCAACGGCATCAGCAACATACTTTCCTGAAAAATAAAGTGTAGTCGCTTGGTACGCAACATTTATTATTGTCACCGTTGAATAACAATTTTTACCAGTTTCAGTTGTTAGATAAGTATCTTGATTTGTTATGGTATAATCTGTATCACGTGTTAAAAGAGTCCCGCCACCAGCGGCAGCGGTTCGGATTACAAGTACATCACCAGACGCATCGTCATCAAAGAAAAAATCATGATCTATATAAAATGCAGATGAGCCGACATTTATTTTTGTTTCGTCAACGAATGATTGCCCAGACAAATTTAAATTCATTTTCACATTATATTCTCGGCGAGCCATTTTTGTTTTCCTTATTTATTATATACTATTTAATTAAAATATTTCCAGTGATAACCACCTGATGTTTTTCTATTTCCCATACAACAACCAACAATATGAGAAGCATGATATTTTTTTTTAGCATCCGTAATCGTCATAAATATTTCATTAGTTTCTATACATTTTACTTTTCTTGCTTTCCAATTATCAGAACCAACACATTTACCTTTTCTTGATTCTGAAAAATGTTTTATATGCTCTGGCGATAAATGTTTTCCTTTATTCCATGATTTTTGACCAAGATGTGATTCACTTAATTTTTTACAATGTTCTTTTGATAATTTCTTACCAAACCAAGTAGCTTTTTCACCCATATGTGATTCACTTAATCTTTTTTTTGTTTCACTACTAACAATAACTCCATAGCGAGGATTATTTTTACCAATTCTTTTTAAACGCAATTCATTTTTTTCTATATTAGTCCATTTTCTTCCAGGTTTACCAATATGGGCATATGACATTTTACTTATTGTATCAGGATGCATATGTTTATTTTTATTTCCACCCGTTTCCAAATTGTATCCATTTGGAACTAATGAATTATGCGTCTTTATAAAACCTCTTTCAAAGTAATCCAAATCCTCTTCATCACATTCAAACTTATAAATATTAAAATTATCTAAACCGTATTTTCTAATAGCATTACCGATTGGAAGTTTGTCATTTTTATGTCTTGTTATTCTTTTATATATACTTTTTTGTACTGTTTGTCCGACATAAAACTTTTTATTCGGTGATTCTAAAATGTATATCCACGCCATGATTTAAATATATAATAAATATTATTTTATGTCAACTCTCATTGATTGTCATTCCATAATAAATATGTTGTTCTTGAGTATCTGTACAATAATAATTCACATAGCCATCAGGTGTATTATCTGTATACATCCATGATTTTGTATATGGAATATCATCAAGTCTTTGAACCATTCGCAAGGTAAGACCCGTTGTATGATCATTTAGATTTTTATCTACTCCAATAATCTCCGCCTTGATTCTTTTATACCAGTCAGAAGTTTTCCGGTTACAGTGTATTATAACCACATCGCCTATTTCACGTTCAACGCAAAGCCACCCAGGTATAGTAACTTGAATAATAGTTTCTATGTCACTTGACTTATCAAATATTATATCAGAATAATCAGAAGCATCAGTGCTTCCAACCATGAGAGTATCAAACTTCTTTTGATTATAAACAGGATACTTTTCAAATATGTCTGATTCATTAGCATCATCAAGAAATAATCTATATTCGTTATTTTTCCAATCTTTTGAATATCCGATTAAAGCCGAAGTAATAGTTTTTGTCGGATCATCAGAAATAGTAGGAGTTTTTAAAATAGCGTTTCTTTTAATCGTTTGAATCGATGCGCGGTTTGAATCCCATATCCTTAGTTTATATCGACCGTCACCACCGACAAAGAAATCACCTTGAATGCCGTCACTGCAAATCATTCCAATAATATCGATAATTGGTTTCTGGTCTTCACCAATCCATAACCCAATATCTTTTGCTTTTAGTTCATCCCATTTTGATAGGTCGAAAAAATCATTAGCATAAGTGAAACCATAATAATCATATAGAAGTTTTCGTATTACGTGAGCGCCGTTATCTATGACACCACCAGTACTTGTAACTTCACCGATTAAATCTACCGTAACTTCATCACCAGCCGTATACTGATTAGTTAGGGCGGACGTTGTATGCGCAAGCGTGAAAGTCCTTGTACCAAGATTTACACCACCAGGAACAACTTGATTCCCGTTTACATAAGCCGCCGCTAAAGCATTTATTGCGCTTGTATATTCTGTATCACTTATTTTTACATGATAGGTCGCCGTAGTATTTACACCGCCCATGTCTTGATCGATAACATAACATGGAGCATTTCTCACAGTTCCAAAAACTCTTGGAATAGGTTTACCAATATCATCAGCATTTAAAAGAGGATATACGGAAGTACTGAATACATTTTCAGGAATAGATTTTGAAAGAGCGCCCCGGAAATCTTTTACTTCTACAGTTATAAACTCTTCATCGGTTGTTATTTTCCCGATCGTGCCTTCAAAGACTTGTTGAAACTCTGTTAAGGCCCATCCGTCAAAACCGATTCTAACACGTCCCTTATTTCCAAATATATTTTCATTACGTGTTAAGAAATCAAGTTCACCGTCTGCGTTTGCTATTTTAAAAGTACATGAATCAAGAGTAAGCACTCCAAAAAAAGTTGGGTCTTTATTCAGAGAGATATTAGGAGATTCAAGTAATCGGTCCTCGTAGTTCACGCCACCATAACAAGCCGTAATTCCACCCTTACGGAATCCATAAATCGAACCAACAGAAACTTTGAAAAGAAAAGGTGAATCACCGTTAGGACAGTGGAGATATAGAACATGGGTTCCTGATTCATAATAGAAACTTGAATCTTGAATGATACATGCGGCAGGACTTAAAACCTTTGCCATCTGGACACCGTTTACGGATACACTACCGGCATTTGTAATATTCACAGTATCAGGAATATCTGTAAAAGTATCTTCACAGGAATAAGCATTTATAAATGAAACAATCCATACACCAGCATAAATAGGAATCCAAACAACATTCAGTTTCCCGATGTCGATTTCGGCAATACATATTTTCTGTTGTGTTATTGGTTTCTGTATTTCTGTTGCAAAAACATTGGGCATAAAATATTTTTATTTTCCTATTGACATTTTTATAAAAAGATATATATTTAAGTTATCAGGTATGGCAAGTGACCAGAGCCAATCTTGCCCGGCGATTATTCGACCGTATCTTGAAGGCCGGAGAAATGCACAATCTCCGGCCAACTTTAAACGGAGGATATTATGAATACTATTCTTGCAATTATTTTTACTTTACAATTGGGATATATTCCCGAAGGTATTACAAATCAATTTGATATTACAGGAATAGAAGAACAATGTTTTTATACAGATTTATCTGTTGAATTCAAAATTCTAAATATATTTTTTATTGGTGGATATTCAAGAATATATTTAACATTTACTGAAATGGATTTCTATCCATTTGAAATATATTTTGGTTTTTCCGCCAGAATAAAATTTACAGAAAATATTGAAATAGGTTTTAAACATACATATATTCATCCAATTATTTTTAGTAGACAATATTATAATAATATGGGTGATAATATGGATTCATATAATGAATTTTACTTTAAAGTAAAAGGAGAAATAAAATTATTTTAAGTTACCAATAAAATGTAAATGTATCAGCAATATTGGTAGCCAAACCATCTTGTCCGCGTAAAGTAGTCAAAGTACCATCTGAATAAGCCACATTAATATTAATTTCAGTAGAACTTATTCTTTTTAATGATAAAGCAGTATACGGGGCACCTGAATAATAAATAATACCATGAAATAATATCCAATCACCAGTGATTGGTACATATGGAGAAAGTGTATCAAAAAAATCATTCTGGGTTTTCATAATTCCGGCAACAGTCCATTGTCCTGTTATTTTTCTACCATATTTTGCTTTTAAATAATTAAAATCCTTATTTATAACAAAAGCATCTTCACTTTCATCCCACATAATCGAAGCATCGGAGGCGAATGTTAAAGTTCTATCGGCATTAGCACCGATGGTACATGATAAACCATCAACACGGATTCCATAACCTTGTGTTACAGGTATGGTTTTATTGGTATAGTTTCCAGCCCCCACCTTGTAAAAAATATAAATGCATCTATGAGTCGGAGACGCTGCAAGATACCAACCTATTTTAGAAGTGCTAAAAGCAGGCGCAGAGCCACTACAATAAAGTTGTGATGTTGCCGGGTTAAAATACACATATACCCAAGTTCCAGCACCAAGACCGGCAAGCGTAGCGGTCGAGTCTATAGACTCTAAGGCACTGGCATAATATACAGTACTCGCGCATTCAAACGCGCTTCCAGCCGTAAGTTGATCAACCCCGGTTCCTGAAAACGCATCAAAAGCTACTGCCATGTATCCAAGACGACCTTCAATTAATTGCGTCGACTGTAGAGCCGCTGTAGTCAAAGCCATTTATTTGCACTCCTCGATCTGTAAACTATATGTATTTTGTTTTCCACCCAGAATCGTTTCTTCAAGATTATTAACTATCCGTCCATAACAAATATCATGATGCGTGAAAGTCAAATCATAATTTAGTAAATATATTGGAGAATAGTTCCCAACCGTATCCAATACAGTTCTTAAACTTTCAATCATGGTATCGGAAGTATGCATAAAATCATATTGAAAAACTCGCCTACTGACACCTGGTGAACCGTATAAGGCCCCCTGATCAGTCACTTGTATTACATCGTTTCTTTGATTCAAAACTTTAAAAGGTAGATTAGAGGATGGAGACATCTGTAAAAATGAACCGGCATATATTTTCCCGATCTCTATATAATCAAGCGGATTAGTAGGATCATCAAAAATAAACTTTACGTATCTCTCACCACCTGTTATATATCCGATAATATGAGAATCACGCCATGTTAAAACTGTATTCACGGTAGGAGAACCAAATGCCACATCATCATCAGTTTGAACCGTGATAGTTGCGGCGCTCGTTAGATTATGTCCAGATATTAAAACCACATCAATATCAAATACGTTTCCAGCACCGGCGTCAAATATAACACTTTCCGAATCATGTGTTAGTGTCCGCCATGTCGTTGTTAAAATACTGGAGTCCAAGTTACTAACCGGGTAATTTGAGTTTTCCGATGATACGGATAATAGTAAATCGTTATTGATTAGATTATCGTATGCTATTCTCAATTAGTCTCTCCTCGATAATCCGCGTGTCTGTGAAACTGAAAACTTTCCATCCCTTGAGGCTTGTGTCAACATTCCATAAAACTCTCGATCACCTATTTTAACAGTGATACCATTGGGAAAGTTTACAGAGTTATTTATATTTCCACCAGATACTCTGTCCATGGCACTAATAATTCTATCTGCCATTGTATTCCATATCGGGCCTTTATCAGGAGTTACAAACTCTCCGACCGGGCCTTCACCGATTGTCGCTTGCATACCACCCGGCTGTGCGGGAACATACGCCCCGGAAGCGAATTGCGGCATGGGCGCGGCAGCAATTAAAGCGGTCTGAACAGCACCCATAGCACCCACAACCGCAGCCATTATAAAGTTAGCAGGAGGCGGTGAGTTTGCCAGCGCATTAGTAACGGCAAGAGCTGTATTGATTATGCTATTGATAACAGCAATAGCCTGATTCGCTATCCATGCTTCTTTTTTAAGTTGCTTCTGTCTTGCGGTATATTCTTTGTCAAGGTCTTCAAGTTGCCTCGCTCTTTCTGTTTCATCGGTGACATTAGCTTCTATATATGCTTTTCTATCAACATATTCATTCTCTGCACTCTGTAAAGCATTTTCAGATGCTTGAGAAACAATAGATGATATGCGCCCCGTTACATCAGTTGCAAAGTTACCCCAAAAATCCATGCGCTCTTTTACTTTGTCAATTCCTTCTTTCCATTTTTCAGCAAACGTCTTTGCCGCATCCGCAAGATGTTTCCCGATAGAAATAGCCCTAGCATCAATTTTATCAAGACCTGAATTAAATGTATCAAGCCATGCTTTTAAACCTTTTCCACCACCACCATTACCACCATCTCCGGTAGGATTATCAATCTTGTTTCTAAGTTTATCGAATCCAGTATTTAGAGTATTTATTGTATTATTTATTTTTTTACCTAAATCATCAGCATCCTTTTCTGTATTCTTTATTAAATCAATAATACCATCGGAACTATCTTTGACCATCTTGACGATTCCTTCGCCAATATGAACAAACATATTCTTCCAAGCATCACCAGCTTCTTTTCCAGCATCTGCAAATGTTTTCCATTTTTCCTTATTTGACGGGTCTGTTAATGCTTCAAAAAATCTACGTATTACATTAGCAGATTTCTCCATTACTATTATTGTATCAATAATATTTTGAATCAATAATCCAAATAAATTAGCAACCATTGTAATCACTATGGCGGTAACTTTTAAAATACCGGTTATGATTTGAAATAAAGCGGTTGCCTTTGTTCCCTCTGGAAATAGTTTTTTAAAAGCATCTATAATCGGTTGAATTGCAGTTCCAATAGCCTTGAATACTGTATCTGCTAATTGTTTTCCAACTTCCCAAATAATACTAAAAGCAGCACCGATACCAACAGCTATATTTTTTAATGTATTGAAACCCTTATCACTTTCAAGAAACTCGTTTATTTTTATAATAATATTATTAAGAGTTTCGACAAGTGGTTTCCCAATGGCAGTCATAAACATTCCGATATTTTCCTGTAAATCGGAAAAGTTATTTTTAAGAGCAGCGACAGCACCCCCGAAAGTATTACGCATAGTAGCGGCCATGCCGCCATAAGTTGCATTAAGTTTATCAAGTATTATTTTTTGAGCGCCAGCAATATTCCCAGTTTTTTCAAGGTCTGTTATTACCTTCTGTTGTGATGCACTAAATATGATCCCAAGTTGCCGAAGTTGACGCATTCCAAGAGACGGTCTTTCAAGAGCGCGGCCCACTATTTCAGACGCGGCACCAAGGTCTCCCATCTTTGAACCAATATCAATAATCAACTTTGTGGCAATTGGGAAAACTTCTTTTGTAATATTACCATATTTAATTAAAGAAGTTTGAGCCGTGGTGATAGCTTCATCACCAAATATTGACATTCTCTGATATGCTTTGGAGGTTGCTTCTATTTGTTTTGCGGTAAGTCCTAACTGTCCGCCTGAGTTTTTAAGAGTTTGTACAAGTACCGCATGTACTCTTTCCGCTTCTTCATATTCCTTGACAGCACCTTTTAAAAATCCGGTTATCAATTGAACGGCTTTTTGATATATGGCAAAAACAGTTATTCCCTTTGTAACTTCTTGCCATAAACCCTTATGGGCATTTTGAGTTTTTTTAATTCCGTTTATGGCATCAGTTGAGTCTGTTCTTATTTTATAAAATATTTCCCCAAGGACGTTCGAGGCCATTGATATTCCTTATTTAAATTGCTTTTTTGCTTCTTCTATTTTTTTAATTTCAGATTCGGTGTAATATTCTTTTTGTAAATCCTGATAATCTTCTCTTGTGGTTTCATCCCGTTTAATATCCCATCCCCTACGCCAAAGATCAGTCTTAATTCCCTCTTGGTAAAATATCCCTATTTCTTCACAAGATAGATTTTCAAGTATATAATCGCGTGACCAAGAATAAAGAAGGCAGACAGTTGCTATTGTTTCATTCCAAGAAAGTTTCCGGCCACCTACGCTTTTTTTCCGTCGCCACCGCCGGCAATAGGTTCAATAACCATTTCAATAAACTGTTGAAGTCCGTCCATGTCGAAATTATCCATGAGCCATTTCTTTGAAATATAGTTTTTTGAAAATCTATTCTTGATTCTATCTTTCAAAGTAAGCGGCCTGACAATATCAAAACAAATATCAAGCACCTTTGAAAACATCTTTTTTGTTTTCTTAAAGTTCTTTTCATCGTCCTTTAGTTCTTGGCTTTCGGTCATTACACTATTATACTTTTCACCGATCTCAAAAGTTCTACCGGCAGATAGTTTTCGGAAAGTAATCTCCTTGGCTATTCCGCCGTCAGCATCTTTAATCTTGATTACCTGATTATTAAACAGAAGCGAATTAACATTATACTCTTTCATTTTGGTTCCTTTTTAGTAGACTGCCTAAAAGTAACATACTTTTTTACATGTAACTATATTATTATAAAGCCGGTTTCCCGGCATTATCTATGCATGAGTCACTTCATCTTCAATGACAAACAATTGATCACCCGCGCTTCTGTCTCCGTCAACACGTCCAGTGATAGTCATCGGGCACTCAAGAATCGGATCAGCTTCATTAGATGATTTAAACGCAAGATTCAAACCCTCTTCGATGCTACCAGAATAAATAGTAAAGTAACGATATTTTGCAACACCGCCGATATATTCTTTATTGGTAAGCCGATACCATTTCGTATTAAGGGTAGTAAGTCCACCACTCTTTAACTTGTATGAAGTAATCGGTGTATACTGATATTTAATACGCAGTGAATCGGTGCTTTTAAACATCGCGGTAGAAGCACCGGCAGCACTTGTCATAAGACAAACACCGCGACGATTATGATTATCCGTATCGGTAATCTGTACAAATTTAGTAGCAGCGTAGGTAGAGGTAACACCAGCTGTTGACTTTGATTTCACCCAAGTAATAACGGGCATAACAGCAGTAGTCCCCTGGTGCTGTAACCAGATCACATCACCGCGTCCATACTGACCAGTTGTATATACGTCACTATCCGTAGTACGCGCACCAGAAGTTATTGCATACGTATCAATACCGCGCAAGGTATAAAGCGTAGGCAAGTAAAGTTCAAGACCATTAAAGCTAATAGTAATAGTTTGTTCACCAACGGCATCTTTAATATTTTCCCCGTTGTCACATTGGATAACTTGTTTAGTCCAGTTTTCTTTCCATGCAACATTACGAGCAAGTCCGAGATTTTCCCAAGTAGTTCCAGAATTACTGGAAAACTCTATTTTGCACGAACCAAGAACATGGGTCTGGGTATGTGCAGCAGCAGATTGAACAGTCATATTTTAAGCTCCTTATTTTGTTATATAAATATCTATTGGTACGATATAGTTATTAGGTTCCGCCATCATTCGCGCATCATCAAAATACCCGCATTGCACGGAATACCCATCAGCGACATCTTGATATTCATCGAAAAGATTTATTATTAAATTAGCAATAGTCCATATTTGTTCAGGATTTGTATCCCTGACATTTATTTGGAAATGAGTCCTATAAATCCCATGAACCGAAAGACGTGGTTTGCCGACTATCATATAATTTATTACAGGTTTTGTTGTCACGGTTTCGGGAATATTCCCAAAGAAAATACGTGTACTGACATAAGCAACAAGGGGGACGCTATGAGACATGATATAACCAACAAACTGTGACGGGGTTAAAACTGCCATTTATTTTTCTGCCTTGTCTCCGGGTTTATAATCGAAATACTTTTTAAACTCGACTCGTCCGTTCTTTTCAAATATTGTCAGAGATTCACCCGACAGTAAATCATACGATGGACGCAAGTATGGATGAAACTGATAGTTCGGTTTCCCAAACTCTTCAAGCCCAAACTCTTGGGCTGCGGCATATACGCACGCGCTACCCACATGCGCTGTTTCGTTTTCTTGCGGTTCGGTTAAATCGGAATCATCTGTCTTCCTTCCAACATCGGGAGAATCTATTTTCTGTATCCCGTCTTCCGTTTTAAGTTTTACCATAATCGAGCCGCGCAGATTACCAGAATCAACCTGACATAATGCAACCGCCTGAGCCTGTAACGCAAGAGCAGTTTGTAACAGACTTTTCTTGACAGTGTTCCTCATTTTTATTTGAACATCGTCACCGTTCCACATTATCTCGAGATTGGATTTAGCCATTAAAAACCTTTTTAATAAATATCAACCCTCTAAATACATATCTATTGTTTGTAAATCATTATACCCTAAAATATTATCACTTTTAGCAATGCGATATTCAACGCCATTTATTTTAACCAAATCACTTCCTAATGTACCAGAGACCGGTTTACACGCCATCTTGTGAGTTGTTGGATTCTTTATTCTATCGTTCGCCAACATCTCTGATGCACCAAGTTGCCAAAATGCACAAGGAACGGTGGCGTATAAAACTTTTGTTTCAGTGACGCCACCCATTCCGTCATTAGTGATTGTAACGTGGTATAATGAGGCTGTGAAATTTAGTGTGAAGTTACCAGTCCAGTCACTCATTACTTACAGGCATCCGCTCTCATTTTCATCCACTGCCCAGATACATAGGTGTTAGACAGATTATAATAACCCTGATATGTGTCACATTCAGTTTTACGATGTCCAGTAGTACCGGCACCATGAGTACCATAAATCCACATCATCTCACGTCGAACTCTTTGTTTCTTACTTGCCATATATTCTCCTATTTTACTTTTGCATTTTTGAATTTGTTAAGCGCATCATAGATTGTCGGGGGATAACCATTTTCACTAAGCGACATATATGTCACGCTCGAAGGACCCAACGACCTACTCTGTATATTCATATCTTTATTTCTTGAAATATTCTGCCAGATTATGTACGCAATTATTCTTTTTAACGCAGCTGGCCATTTGATTCTATTTAACTGAATCACACGACCACCATATTGATCAGTTGAACATTCCTCAAGAAGTGTGTCACCGCTTGAAAGTTTAATCTTGGAAGCGGCGGCGCTTGATATATGATAGATACCAGCGTTTCTTTTTGTACCAGTTAAAGTAATATCCATATCAGACTGAAAACCGTATGTTAAGAACTTTGCATTGACCGTATCAGTGATACACGGATTAGAACTACCCGCCCGCGCTATGAGTTTAAAATCACCGCTCGGGTATTCTGTTTGTTCATCCATAAACCAATTATTCAAATAATCACAAACATCATATTCAACTTGTGGAAGCAACATATTTATTCTATCATCATATTCATTATAAGAATAAGATGCATAAACAGTTTCAGTAGTTCCTATCGCCCCGGTACTGATACGCCTAAGCATGGTATACCCAGAATAATCTTTAGTGGTATAATAATCATGCGTATCATAAGCACTTCCCGTACTCCACTGAGTATCAGTATCAATACGATATATTGACTTCACTGGCTTGTGATCCAATCGATGAAAACGATTTGTGCTTATGGTGACAGATTCTTTGTCAATAACCGTATCTTCTAACTGTAGAATAGTTTTTATTTCTGCAAGTGTAATACTGCTCATGGATTCTCCAAGTCATCTAATCTTTTCTTAATATCATT